TCAAGCAATGTGATGCCTTTGACGTTATCTGCGTCGTCCCCTGCTAGCATCTGCCACCAGAAGAACTTAGTGCCATGTGCCCGTACCGGCATAGCCTGGGTATCATCCCACTTAATCCATCCGAAGGGGTTATCCAAGGCAGGCCACACGGTTCCGGTTGGGATATCGAACCGAGCCATAGGGCTGAGCCAGGAATCCTTGTCCTGGGACATCAGGATTCCACGGTCCCCGAAGCTGTACGAATCCATTATGAATAGGTCATCCGCCTCGAAGTAGTTGCTGCTGACCACCTGGATGCCCTGCTCAGAATACTGGTCTGGGTTATCAATCAGGTGCCGCTTCAACGGTGCCTTTAGCGGCAGCTCCTGTCGATTAGCGCGCTGCCCCTGGTAGGGTTTAGCCGTAGGTAGGTGCCAGCGCAAGCACTTAGCACAACCTGTAGGCGTTAGATACGCCACTGCCTCTGAGCAGCCGACCAGGAACATGTCCTCCAGCACCAGCTGATAGAAGCGACGTATTGCTGTGTCCAAACGTTTCACTGTAGCGGCAGATTTATAAACATAAAAATCTGAGTCTAGCAGCAACACCTTACCTTCGTTAGGCTTTACATCCTGTGGTGCTAGGGTACTTAAGTCAATCCCGTTTACGACCATCGTGATACCCCTTTGCAACTTGCAGGATGTACATCCAGTGGACGCCAAATTCTGCAGCTAGTTCCTTACAGTTTCCGCCACGCCCCTTAACTAGGCGGCTCTTTATGGCGACTACGTCTGCTGCGGATAACTTTAAGTTCATCTTGCGTAAACGCTCCCCGGCCTGTATCCGCCCCTTAGCTACCCCGTCCAGTATGTTATCAGACTGTGTACCAAGTTGCAGGTGCTCCGGATTTACGCATGCACGGTTATCACACTTGTGCATTACAACCTTACCTACCACATCGTCGGGGGTTAGGTTGTTAGCTAACAGATAGGCTGCTACATGAGCGCCGACCCTTTTGCCCATATAACGACAACTACCGTAACCTGAGCTATTTAGGCGGTAGGTTGTTGGTATACATGGAGTATTCATTAGCGCCCCGTAATATCGCGGGCCTTCTTATCGGCCCAGTTAACCCAACGCTCTGCCCACTTTGCCTTGCTCAGCTTATCGCCAAGGTAGCACAGTCCCGCCAAGGGAATCAGAGGGAGAATCAAAGCTACGTAAATTGCGCGAGATACGTACAACATACTTAAGCCTCCAACTCAGACAGCACCAGAACGGTGCCGAGCATGTCCCCGATTACTTCCGGAGTACGCAGGCTCTGGTCTACGTCGTAGATACAGGAGCCAATCTCCGCCAGGCCAACGCTTAGCGTGCCCACAATGCGGATAAGCACTAGGTCATCACCTCGCAGCTTATCGGCATGTGCCGCCAGGTCGTTGTGCTCCTGGAAGGCCGTAGCAGCAAGCTCCAGGTCCATGCCGTACAGGGCCGCTAACTCATCTAATGCGTTGTAGATATCATCCAGGCTAATGTTGTGTACACTGTACGCTGCTGAATCATATACTGCGGCACTAACTGTGATAGCCAGATTCTTGTATGCGTCTAATACTTTATCCATCAATTATACCCCCAGGAAGTTTGCTACTTCATCACGCTTAGCGCGCAGTTTATCGGCCTGCTCGGAATGCTTAGCCGCTTCGTCTTTGCTGTGCTTGGAGGCTTCTACGCGCGCCTCTGATTGGGCGGCCAGACGCACTGCGTCGTCTGCGAATTTAACTGACAACTGCTCGTTAAACTGTGCTTTGGCATCTGCGCGTTTGGCTTCGGCTGTGTAGGCTGCGCTCAGGAGTTTGATAAGGATATTGATGATGTTCATAGGCTTCCTATAAGGCCCCTAGGCGGGGCCGTATTAGTTTAGGTTAGGGTTGATTAGGCTTGAGGTGCGGCAGGCGCTGCTGGCGCTACAGGGGCCGCAGGGGCCACTGGTGCAGCCGGGGCTACCGGAGCAGTAGGAGCCGCGGGGGTAGCAGGGGCTGCGGGAGCCTGCATGGCTGCCGGACTAGGAACCGAGCCAGCGTTCAGCAGGATATCCAGAGCACTGCCCGGGAAGTCTACAGCCTTGTACATATCCTCCTGAATCCAGTTCTTGCTCTTACCGTCGTCGAAGGTACCCTCGATGTGCAGGCTATCCCAGGTCTCTTTGGTCGGGTTGTTCCACAGGAACAGCTTAATCTCGTAGGCATCCAGGGCGGGCATCTTGATAGGCTCGCCGGTGTTCGAACTTAGGAATCGGGCGGATACCGGACAGGTCCACGATGTTGGACTTCTTGCCCGCGGAGCTGGTGTGCTCGTCAATCGGGAAGGTGAAGGCCTGACCAAGACGCTGCGCAGCATGCTTAATGCTATTGTCGTAGTTGAGCTTGTCGAAGAACTTCTTGAATCCTGCACGCTCAAAGTTACTGATAGCCATCGGGAATGGGCGGATACGCTTCACTTCACCGTTAGGGCCGAACACTACAATGCCGATGCGTACGTTAGCCACTGCAGGCTTACCAGTAGGCTTACCACCCTTAGTCGGCAGGCGCTTACCAATTTCCACGTACTCTGTGAAGTAACCGTAGTACTCACCCTTCGGCAGCAGTACGTCCTCGTACGCGCCGCCCTGTGCGGTCTCGGTCATATCAACGTCTTGCGTTTCAATCGCAGCAGCTACCAGGGAGTTCAGGGTGTCCAGTGCATTCATAGTCATATAATTACTTCCTCGTTTAGTTCAAATGATATTTACGTGCAGATGCAGGGCTGCCCTGCTAGGTCTGAATTGTGTCGCCAACTTTTAAACTTAGAGCTGAGGCTTCATCTTTATACCACCGCTCTGTCTCAGATTTGTGCCCCCAGCAGTCATACTCCAGGGTTACACGATACACCTGGTATTGCTCATCCCATACTGGGGCATCTACTCGGGTGACAGTTGAATCCAGTACATTCATTTGCTTCTCCCTACCCAACGACCATCGTCGTCGAGCAGCATCGGAATTAACTGCGGGCAACCCTCGGTGATTACCATCACACCCAGGATTGGTTTCCTGCGAGTGAGCTTGCCATAAGCAAAGGCCATGCTCTTGCGGTCAATCAGACACCCAGCGTACGCCCCAAAGTACAGCGCTGTTGAAGAAGCAGCATACTGAACCTCGAAGCGTCCATGCTCATGTCCCAGCACCAGAGAGGTTCGCTCATGGGATGCATTGAGCATGAAATCACCGCTGACTTGATGCTGGAAACGTACAGGCCCCAGCGGTGTACTGAGCACCCAAGCATCGGCCCACGACCACGCCGGAGCACCGTGCTCAGGGAACAGGATATCCCGGTACTTCTTGATAAATTGCACTGGCAAACCGTGAGCCTTGGCGCGGCGATATATAAGACTCCCGTGATTGGAATCGCAAACAAGAAGGTTCGGGAATAGTTCATGCAGCTCCTCCAGTACGAGCTTAGCCTTCTCCA